AGCGTGCGTACGCGGCATCGAAATCGCCGGGGTTTTTCTCACATTTAGCGGCACGGGACTTGCCCTTAGCCGGCCGATTAGCAGGAGCGAGTCATGGCAAAAGCCGGTCGGAGACCCAAGCCTTCGGGTCTACGAATCCTTGAGGGAACTGCGAAGAAGCGTGCAGGCCGCGAGCCCAGCATGCCGCCGGGTGTCCCGCCGATGCCCGAGCGTCTCGCGGTGGACGAGGTGGCCGTGGCCAAGTGGCACGAGCTCGCCGGCATCCTGACTCGGATGGGCGTGCTGACAACCGGAGACGGCGAAGCCCTCGCGACGCTGTGCGAAGTCCATTCGGCCGAGCAGTCATGCCTGCTCCAGTTCCGTGCTGGCGGTGCTGTGATGCACACGGACCTTGGCGGCGTGAAGCCAAACCCGGCGGGGCCGCTCTACCGTTCGCTGGTTGCCATGAAGGCTAGCCTGTTGTCAGAGTTCGGGCTGACCCCCTCGTCGAGAACGAAACTTGCCGCGCAAGTCGAAGTCAAAAAGGACGAACTCGAAGAGTTCTTCGCCGCCCACGGCTAAGCATCGCCCCGGCATCGACCAGGCGAGGGCCGACCGGGTGTATCGTTTCTTCGAGACGGTGCTGAAGCACAGCAAGGGCCAGACAGCCGGGCAGCCGTTCCTGCTGCTGCCGTGGCAGAAGTACGTGCTGGGCGAGATCTTCGGCCGGCTGAAACCTGACGGCACGCGGTTGCATCGCCAGGCGTACATCGAGATCCCCAAGAAGAACGGCAAGTCCACGCTACTCGCCGGCATCGCCCTCTTCATGCTGGTCGCTGACGGGGAAGCCGGGGCCGAGGTCTACGGTGCGGCATCGGACCGTGAGCAGGCTGGCATCATCTACCGTGAGGCCGCGTCGATGGTCCGCTCGTCGCCGGCTCTGTCGAAGGTGCTCGAGGTGCTCGACTCGCGGAAGACGATCGTGCATCGCGGCAGCAACTCGTTCTATCGGGTGCTGTCGGCGGATGCGTTCAGGGCCGAGGGGCTCAACATCTCCTGCCTGCTATTCGACGAGTTGCACGCCCAACGTGGCGATCGCCGGCTGTGGGATGCCCTGCGGTACGGCGGTGCTGCCCGGCGTCAGCCGCTGGTGCTGTCGATCACGACTGCTGGCGAGGCGAACAAGACCCACCTGTGGTACGACCAGCACGATTACGCCGAGCGGTGCATTGCCGACCCGACGTTCGACCCGTCGTTCTTCGGCTGCATCTACGCGGCGGACCGGGAGACCGATGACTGGAAGTCTCCCAAGACTTGGTACAAGGCCAACCCGTCTTTGGGTGAGACGATCAGCGAGGAGTCATTTGCCGCTGACTGCAAGGAAGCCGAGAACTCAGCCACCAAACTCAACGCCTTCCTGCGGTATCGGCTGAACATCCCGACGACCTCTGATATCCGCTGGATTCGTCCTGACCAGTGGGCGGCCTGCGGCGTGGAGCTCGAGCCGTTGGAGGGGCGGCCGTTCTGGGCGGGGCTGGACCTTGCGAGTACGTGGGATACGTCGGCGTTCGTGGCCGTGTTTCCCGACGAGTCGGGGCGGTACGACGTGGTCCCGATGTTCTGGTGCCCCGAGGCCAACGCCGCTGAGCGGGAGCGGGTTGACCGGGTGCCCTACACCCAGTGGGCTAGGGACGGATTCCTGCGGCTGACGGACGGCAAGAGCACGGATTACGCCACGATCAAGCGTGACATCATGGAGTTCTGCGGCCGGTTCCAGCCGAAGCAGATCGCCATCGACAGATGGAACGCGACGATGCTGGCACAGGAGCTCGTGGCCGAGGGTTTGCCGGTGCAGATGTTTGGGATGGGTTTTGCGTCCATGAGCGCGCCCGCTAAGAGGACTGAGGCACTCACGATCGACGGCAAACTGCGGCACGCTGGGCATCCGGTGCTAGGCTGGCAAGCAGGAAACGTAGCGGTACAGAGCGACTCGGCCGGCAACATCAAGCCATCCAAGGCGAAGAGCACGGAACGCATCGACGGCATGGTGGCCCTGGTGATGGCGATTGGTTCGCACATGGGCGAAAGCCTGACGCCGCAGGCGATGCCCGAACTTTCCTTCTGGTGACCCACCGCATGGATGCGACGCTCCCCGAGATCCGCTGGCTTGAGACGCGGATGAGCCGCTGGGATGACCTTGTTGCCGCTGCTGCCGAGACCGGCGTGCGGGTGACTCCCGAGACCGCCATGCGGACGGCGGCGTACATGGCGTGTGCTCGCGTGGTGGCCGAGACCGTGGCCTGCCTGCCGCTGCACGTCTACCGCAAGCGTGACGACTACACGTCGGAGCGGGCCAAGGACTTGGCGATCTACAACGTGCTCGCCAAGCGGCCGAACCGCTACCAGACCCGCTACCAGTGGGTTGAGCAAATCTGCCTGCACATGGGGTTCTACGGCTCGTCCTACCAGTTCAAGTTCCGCGGCCCCGATGGACAGGTGACCGAACTGCGGCCGCTGAACCCGGCTGGCATGAAGGTCGAGGCGGACGACGAGGGCACGAAGACGTACCTGCACACGGACCCGCAGACTGGCCGGCAGACGATCTACCGCGACGACCAGATTTGCCACATCCCGTGGATCTCGTTCGATGGCATTCACGGCGAAGTGCCGATTGAGTTGGGCCGGGATGCGATCAGCCTGGCTCGCAGCCTGGAGGGCTACGCGGCCAACTTCTACAGGAACCAAGCTCAGCCGGGGCTGATCCTCACGACGGACCAAGTGCTCAACGAGGAGCAGCGGCGAGGGCTTCGCGAGTCGTGGAACGCCCGGCACAAGGGGGCGAGGAACGCCGGCGAGACGGCGGTACTGAGCAACGGGCTGAAGGCCGACACGATCACGGCCACGAATCAAGAGAGCCAACTGGCCGAGTTGTGGATGCAATCGCTGCTCGCCATCTGCCGCATCTGGCGCATGCCGCCGCACATGATTCAGGAGTTGGGCCGCGCGACGTGGGGCAACCTGCAGAGCGAGATGGTGTCGTTTGAGAAGTTCACCATCGCCCCGTGGCTGCGGCGGATTGAGGGCGCGATCGAGCGGGACGTGCTCCCCGAGGACGGCGAGCTGTACGCGGAGTTCCTCGTCGAAGGACTGCTGCGGTCCGACATCACGACCCGCTACCAGGCGTACGAGGTTGCCATCCGAAACGGCTGGCTTACGCCCGAAGAAGTGCGGATGAAGGAGAACCTGGGGCCGATGCCCGAGGGCGACGATTCGCCTGGCGAGGTTGAAGACACGCCAGGCGACACGGTCGAAGACGTGCCTGAAGTGGCTGCCGGAACGAGCGAAGCGTCAGGCGATCAGCGGGCATTCTGTCCAACCGGCGCTGGCGGCGGCATTGACAACAGTTGCAGCGCAGGCGAAGGCGTCGGCAGCGAGTCTGCGGTTAGCGTTTCCACTAGCGGATCGTTCATGCAGGCAACCACTGAAGGTGGAGTTGTTGGTGGGCATGTCAAGTCAGGCGCGTTGCACATTAGCGTCGCACAGTTAGATAAGGGCAAGCAAGGCAAGGGCATCGGCAAGCAAATGTACAAACGGCTGATAGACGAGGCCCACGCGCAAGGACTTGACGTGTATTCCGATACAACGGTTGAGATGCCTGCTGTTCGTGTCTATCAGTCGCTCAAGAAAGATGGTTACGAAGTAATCACAAACCCGCACGGGGTTGTGCCGGCATCTGATGACGGTCCAGAAGCTTGGTACGGTCATGGCGGAAAGCCTGTGTTTCAGGTGAAGCCAAAGAAGGGCGACGCAAGCACGGAGGCTGGCGATGAGTGACGAGCACGACGTAGTGGCTGCCGAGCGCATCGAGCGGCGTGACTGGGAGTTTGCCGAGGACGCCGGCGTAGCAGTGGAGACGCGGGCTGATGGCCGGCTGACGCTGACCGGCTACGCGGTGCGATACAACACGCTCAGCGTCGATCTGGGCGGTTTCCGCGAGACCATCCTGCCGGGTGCCTTCGACAAGGTTCTGAACCGCCAGCGTGGCAAGCGTGACGTGGTGGCCCTGTTCAACCACGACGCCAACCAACTGCTGGGCCGCACGTCGTCGGGCACGCTGGAACTGTCGAGCGACGAGAAGGGGCTGCGGTACTCGGTCGTCCTGCCGAACACGGAACTGGGCCGCACCATCTCGGAACTCACCGCCCGCGGTGACCTGCGGGGCTCATCGTTCGCGTTCACGGTCGAGCAGAAGGGGCAGTCCTGGGCACCGGGCGAAGACGGCGTGCCGCGTCGCTCGATCCGCGAGGTGTCTGGCCTGTTCGACGTGTCCGTCGTGACGCACCCGGCATACTCGTCTTCGTCTGCGGCCGTGGCCCGTCGCAGCATGGAGGCGTGGATGGCCGAGCAGGAAGAGGTGCGGTGCAGCTGCCAGCACCAGGCCAAGGACGCCGACGAATCGTTCGCCGCGGACTCGGCTCGGGCGAAGTCGATGGCGGTGCGGCTGAAGGCGGCCGTGCTCCGCACGATGATCCGTGGTAGGGCTGGCCACGTTCGCGGGTTCTGTGCGACCGGTGCCGGCGGCGGCGTTGACCCGACCTGCGGCAAGGAAGGTGGAGGTGGTGGCGGCGGCGACAAGGCCGATGGGTCTGGCTCATCCAGTGGAGGCCGGAAGGAACGCTACCGCGATCGCATCGAGGGAACCCAAAAGGAAGCGGACCGCGAGGTCAAGAAGGCCAACGACAAGGTTGCCAAAATCCAGAAGAAACTAGACGAAGTCAAATCGCAGATGGGCACCGGCAGGGTCGAGGCGGCCAAGGAAAAGGTTGCCGCTGCGCAAGCCAAGCTCAAAGAGGCGACTGCCCGCAAGGAATCTCTGACGCAAAAGGTAGAAGCCAGCAAGGCGAGAATCGCCGAACTGAAAGCCAAACTGGATGCCATGAAAAAGCGGTCTGACGACAAAGACCCCGAGGCTGCACTGTTGGCTGCTATCGAGGAGATGGACGGACTGCGGAAGCAGTTGGCCGAAGTGAATGACGACCTGGACTCCATCGCGTCGGACTTAGGCTAGGAGCAAGCGTGGCTAGACCCGGCGACCCGTGTCCGCAGTGCAAGCGTGGCCGCATTCGCACGTACACGAGCAAGGCCGCTGGCGACCAGCAGGTGCGGTACGTCGAGTGCCCGTGCTGCGAGTTCCGCGGCAAGGTTGTCGTGCCATCGGAATACATCTGCCGCCGTTCGTTCTACGTAGAACCGAAACGCTAGGTCATCGCCATTTGCTCCCGTAGTGTGAACGGCAGACAAGGACTGTCACCGTTCACCAACTACGGAGCGCCACGGATGGCCACTCAACTCTCGAAGCTTCAGGACCGCGCCGCCGCTGTGGCTGCGATGCTCGCCGACCTTTCGGCCGTCGAGGACCGTTCCGCCGAGCAGGCTGCCGAGATGGAGAAGCTCGCCGCCGAGGGTGAGCGACTCGAGGCCGAGCTCGCCCGCGAGCACTCCATCGCTGAGCGGATCACGTCGCTCCGTGGCAAGGTGGCTGCGACTGCGAAGCCGGTCGAGGTTGCGGCTGTTGAGCCGGTCGCCCGTCCTTCCCGCGACAGCGGCAAGGCCACGATGTTCCGGTCGTCCTCGGACGCCGAAGCCTGCGGCCGCTGGATTCGCGGCTACGTCCTCGGCCGTGCCGAGGATCGGTCGTGGTACGAGAAGCACGTCGAGGCTCGCGCCCTGTCGCCCAACGACAACAGCAAGGGTGGCGTGTTCATCCCCGACACCTTCGCTTCGACGGTGATCCGGCTCGTCGAGTCCTACGGTGCGTTCCCCGCCCAGGCCAACAACCTGCAGATGGCGAGCGACACGCTCTACATCCCGCGTCGGACCGCCGGCAACACCGCGTATCACACCGGTGCCAACAGCGAGACGACCGTGACGGACATGGCGACCGACAACGTCCTGCTCTCCAGCAAGGAAGTTCGCGTCGGCACCCGCGTCCCGAACCAACTGATCGACGACTCGGCCATCGACCTGGCCGGGCTGGTTGCTCAGGAGTTCGCCCTGGCGATCGCCCTGCGGATCGACGAGGACGGTTTCATCGGGACCGGTGCTTCAACCTACGGCGGCATCCGCGGCATCCAGTGGAAGTTCGAGAACGAGACGCTGACGGCTGGCATCCACGACTCCAGCCAGACGGCGGTCACTGCCCTGACAATCGACGACTTCGCCAACACGATCGCCAAGCTGCCGACCTACGCTTCGCAGAGCCCGACCTGCGGCTGGTACACCACGCCGCAGATGCACGCTCTGGCGATGCAGTCGCTGGCCCTCGGCGGCAACGGTGCCAGTGCCAACGAGATCGTGGACGGCGTCCGTCGGCCGCAGTTCATGGGCTGGCCGGTGTTCTTCAACAACGTCATGCGGAAGACTGCCGCCGCTGCCCAGTGCGTGGCACTGTTCGGTGACCTGAAGCGGTCCAGCCACTTCGCCCTCCGCCGGCAGGTTGCCGTGCGGGCGAGCACCGACCGGTACATCGAGTTCGATCAGACGTACTTCCAGGCGACCGTCTCCTACGACGCGGTCACCTCGGACGTTGGCGACGCCAGCAACGCCGGTCCGGTCGTGGCCCTCATCCTCTGACCCAAGCACCACAAGGAACCCTGAACCGTGAACCATCTCCAGAACTCTCGTTCCGTGGTCGCCCTGTCGGACGCTGCGGGTCTGAACTCGGCCAGCACGCTGACGGTCGCCATCGACACGCTCGGCTACGACTCGCTGTCTGTGGACGTGGGCTACCGCTCGATCGCCAACACGGCGGCTCCGAGCGTGGTCACGCTGAAGCACTCCGACACGGACGGCAGCTACGGCACGATCGCCAGCCTGATCCAGAACACGGACTACACGCTGTCCGGCGTCGGCAACACGGCGACGGTCAACGTCAGCCGGTTCGAGGTCAGCACGAAGACCTTGAAGCGGTACGTGCAGGTTGCGGTGACGCCGAACGCGAACGCGACCAGCAACGCGAGCAACAACACGGTGGTGGTGGCGGCTCGTCTGGGTCGCGGCGAGTCTGGCGTCGATTCGGCGTCGGACGCGAACGTCACCAACCGCGTGGTCCTTGGTTAAGTAGTTCGACAACTCGAAGGAGGTTGCCGTGGGCGCGGCTGCTTCACCCATCGCCGGCATCAAGCCGGCTGTGCTGAATACTGGCTCGGGGCCGGTTCGCGTGCATTGCGCGATGTCGGTTCCGAGGCTTGGCTGGCAGGACCACATGTTCTGCTGGCCGAGAGGGCTCATCCCCTACGGCGTCGCACCCGTGCGGCTTGAGGGGGCGTTCTGGGGGCAGTGCCTCGAACGTGTCATGACCGACATGGTCGAGAACGACCCGGAGCCTGACGGTCCGCCGCTGTGGATTCTGACGCTGGACTACGACAGCATCTTCCAGCCGGATGCACTGCCTCGTCTGCTGACCTACGCTTCGGCGTCGGACTACGACGTGGTGGCTGCGGTGCAGATGAAGCGGCGGCACGATGAGCCGCTGTTCACGATGATGTCGGAGGACGGCACGCGGGCCGGGAGCATCGGCCGCGACCAGCTGATCTACCACAACATCATGCCAGTGAACACGGCACACTTCGGGTTCACGCTCCTGCGAGCGTCGGCTCTGAAGAAGCTGCCGCATCCGTGGTTCTTCGGCAGGCCCAACGCCGATGGCCGGTGGGACGACGGCCGGATCGACGACGACATTCACTTCTGGATCGAGGCTCAGAAGGCCGGGCTGAAACTTGGCATCTGCCCGCGGGTCGCATTGGGGCATGCCGAGGTCTGGTTCAAGTGGCCTGACCACAACATGCAGCCGCTGCTCCAGCATCCAGGGGATTTCTGGGATCGAGGCGGGCAACCCCCTGACAAGGTGTGGCAATGAGCAGCACGCAATACCCAACGGTCTCGGTGCGGATCACTCGACCGGTCCGCACGTACAAGACGGGTCAGGTCGTGGACGTGACCGGCGGTCTGGCCGACATGCTTGTGCGGTCTGGCTACGCCGTCCGCAACGAGCAGCCGCAGATCCGCTTCGCCGTGGCCGACCAGCCAGAGGAGGTCGAGCGAGCCGAGGCACCCTACGCCAAGGCCGGGAGGCGACGCCGTGCGGGCAAGTAGCAATTACCGGTCGCTCGTCGTGGCGACCGCGAGCGGGTCAGGTGACCGGCCTGTGTCGGTGGCCGAGGCCAAGGAGCATCTGCGGATCGTCGATATGACGACCGACGATGACTACATCGGCGTGCTGATCGACACGGCGACCGCGTGGTGCGAGGACTACTGCGACCGCACCTTCGCCGACAAGCAATACACCGTGGCGTTCGACGACTTCGTGGCTCTTCGGATTGGGCTTCCGCGCCCGCCCGTCCGCCTGAACGCGACGGCCGCGAGCGCCACGGTGACCATCTCCTACGTGGACCAAGCCGGCACCACGCAAACACTCACGTGGTCGCAGTCTGGAACGCAGCAGTTCCGCCTAGACCGCGACCACGTTCCTGCACTCGTGTATCCGCTGTACCTGGAGAACTGGCCCAACGTGCGGTTGGACGACAAGGCCGTGCAGGTGACCTACCTCGCCGGCTACGGCGGGGCGGCGAACGTGCCGACTCCGGCGAAGCACGCCATCAAGATGTTGGTCGGTCACTGGTACGCGAACCGGGAGGCCGTGGGCAGCGTGGGCCGTGAACTGGAAATGGCCGTATCGGCACTGCTGGCCAACCTCCGCTGGAGGCAGTACGCATGAGCATCGAGGGACGGATCGCCGTTGACGTGGGGTTCACCGACTCGGCGTCCAGCGACGGCGTCCAGGCCGTGAAGCGGCTCGCCCTGACGAGCACGGACAGCCAGACGACCGGCAAGGTGGCCATCATCGCCGGCACCTGCGGAACGGCCGCCGTGGCGATTGCCGTGGCTCCCAGCACCTACCGTGACGCCGACGGTTCGCTCGTGTCGTTCGCGACCGTGGACCGGTTCGCCTTTGCAGCGTCGGCTGCGGCCCGTTGTGCTGAGGCGTCCGGGTCGGGGGCGGCCATCAGTTCCGCGAGCCGCGTGGCGTTGTCGGATGCCCGTGGCGGCGGCACGGCTGGCTTCAACGTCTCGGCCTACTCTGGCACGGCGAGTTTCACGGTGGTAGTGGTCGGCACATGAAGACTGGCACGCTCAACCGGCTGGCGACGATCCAGACTCCGACGGAGTCGGCCAACGCCATCGGCGAGCCGATCCTGTCGTGGGCGACGTTCGCTACTCGCTGGGTTGGCATCATGCCGCTGTCTGGATCGGAGAGCGTGTCTGCCATGGCGACCGGTTCCGACGTAACCCACAAGGTGACGCTGCACTACACGCCGGGGTTGAAAGCCAAGATGCGGATCGTCTGCGAGGGGCGCACGTTCGAGATCACCAGCGTGGTGGAGCGCGGCTACCGGGCCGAGCACGAGCTGCTGGTGGCGGAGGTGACGGACTAATGGCATCCAGCATGACAGTAGAGGGTGTCGAAGAAATCCTGCGTGGGTTTGCCATCCTGCCTCGCAGTATCCAGAAGAAATACCTTGGCGGTGCCGTCCGCGAGGCGGCAAAGGACGAACTGCCGGAACTGAAGGCGCTGACGCCGCGAGGGCCGACAGGAAACCTTCGCCGCAGCGTCGGGCTGAAGGTCGAAAAAAAGAAGAACAACGCCACAGCGGTCGGGATTCTTGGATATCGCTCCCGTGCCGACGGGAACAAGGCAGAGCAGGGCTTTCATGCCTGGTGGATAGAGAACGGCGTGAAGGTCCGCCGGGCAAAGGGCGGCGCACTCAAGGTGCCTATGTCGATGGCCAAAAAGTACCCGTACTTGATGGGCAAGGTCTCGCTAATCGGCGGCTCGGACGGCGGTTCCATTTACTTTCCCGTGGTCCAAGGCTTTGAGGGCAACGGCCGGTTCAAAGATTGGGCAGACCGGAACCTGCCGCAAATCAAACAGCGGCTGATCGGCAAGTTGGACGGGGCTCTCGGCAAAGCGATCGCCGAAGCCGAACGGGCCGCCCTGCGCAAGAAATACGGCAAGTAATGCCAGCCACGACGTTCATCGACGAATCCCTCATGCAGTTGCTGTCGGTCTCGGCCGACATCGCAGCGTCCGTCGGCTCGCGGATCTACGCCGTCCAGGCTCCGCAGGGGACGACGCTGCCGTGCC